CCATTTGCATGAAACTTAAATTGTCCCATTCATTATTATTTTCTGTAAGGCCAAGGCCCAGGTGGAATTCATTGCTTTCACCTTTCATAGGAAAATGTGTCAACTCTCGCCAATCACCCAGCAAATCTGAATTCATGATATCTATCAATCTATCTTTATCAAATTCAAAGTCTGGTAATTCAATTACAAAATCATCCTTATTCATATTATACTTATACTATAAATAGAGTATGGAAAAAGATGATAAACAACTAACTGAACTAAATACCGAGGTAAAAGATACCAAAGGTCAAGTAGCCAAATTAGTTCAACATCGTCAAGATGACTATGAGTACGCCAGGGAAGTCCTGTACGCAGCAAGCGAGAGACTTCAAGACGTACTTGATAGTGCAGTTCAACTCGCGCAGGAGTCAGAGCACCCGCGAGCTATTGAAGTGGCATCTAATACAGCGCAAACTTTGGGAAATATTGCTGGTCAACTTATGGATCACCACATACGTACTGAGAAGATTCAGAAAGGTGCTACGCAAAATGAAAAGTCTGTGACTAATAATAATCTAAATGTTAAACTAAATACGAAAGATTTATTAGAGTTATTAGGTAAGGAGTAATATGGATTACATTGCTCAAAAGGAGTACGACTCCAATTTACATGATGGGTGGAAACGATTTGGTGATTTCTATTTCGAAAACAAGAAAGCTCTGTTAAAATTTCTTGCTAGTAAAAGAGTATCTAAAAAATCACCTACACCAGATTCGAATCCAGAACTATTTCAAAACCCAACCGGCACAAGTCATTATATCGGTAATCCAAATATTAAGTCAGGTTTCCAAAATCTAGAATACACAAAAGAACAATTAATAGAATACAAGAAATGTATGGAGGACCCTGTATATTTTGCAGAGACATACATGAAAATCATGTCAGTAGATTTTGGTGAGATACCATTTACATTATATGACTTTCAAAGAGACATGATTAAAAGATTCAATGAAAACAGATTCAATATAGCAAAATTACCCAGACAGTGTGGTAAATCTACAACAAGTGTAGCATATATCTTATGGTTCTTATTGTTTAATCCAGGTAAAACTGTAGGTATACTTGCAAACAAAGGTGAACTTGCACAAGAAATATTAGGTAGATTACAGTTAGCTTATGAGAATCTACCGTTTTGGTTGCAACAAGGTGTATTGACTTGGAATAAGAGATCTATATCATTAGAGAATGGTAGTAAAGTAGTTGCTACATCTTCATCAGCATCAGCAGCTCGAGGTATGTCATTCTCTTTATTATTCCTAGATGAGTTTGCATTTGTACCACCAAATGATGCTGAAGATTTTTTCCGTTCAGTATATCCAACAATTTCATCTGGTACGGATACAAAAATGATTGTAGTATCTACACCAAAAGGTATGAATCATTTCTACAAAATGTGGACAGAGGCTATCTCAGAAAGATCTAACTTCGTACCTACTGAAATAAACTGGTGGGATGTTCCTGGTAGAGATGAAGATTGGAAAACAGAACAGATAGCAAATACATCAGAAGATCAGTTTAGACAAGAGTTTGAATGTCAATTTATTGGTTCTAGTAATACTTTAATATCACCTACAAAATTACAAACAATGAGTTATGTAGACCCTATAAAAACATTGGAAGGTATAGACTATCATGAGGAACCTAAACCTGGTCATAAATATATCTTAGTTTGTGATACTGCAAGAGGTATAAGACTAGATTACTCAGCATTTATTGTATTTGATATTACAGCATTACCATATAAAGTAGTTGCAAAATTTAGATCAAATGAGATATCACCAATGATTTTACCACAATTCTTATCAAATGTAGGTAAACATTTTAATGATGCTCACATATTAGTAGAAGCAAATGATCTCGGTGGTCAGATATTAAATGGTCTACATCATGAATTAGAGTATGAAAACTTATTAAAATCTGTATCAAAAGGTAGATCAGGTAATCAATTAGGTTCTGGACCAAACTCAAAACTAGGTGTCACAACATCTCATGCAGTAAAAACAAATGGTTGTTCTAATATAAAGTCATTGATTGAAGGTGATAAAATAGTAGTTGAAGATTATGATATATATGTAGAACTTACAACATTTGTAAGAAAAGGTGAAAATACACAGGTATTTGCAGCAGAACCAGGTACAAATGATGACCTTGTAATGTGTATGGTTCTATTTGGTTGGGCTACTGGATGCGATCATTGGAAAGAACTAACAGAATTAGATGCTTCTAAAATGATGTATCGAGATAAGCTTGCTGAAGAAGGAGATGATATGCCAGTCGGTTGGCTGTCAGAGAATGATACATATAATCCACAAGTAGATACACAAGGTGATTTATGGACACCCATAAATGTCGAGGAAGGTGAAAAACCTGAATGGTTTGATAAGATCTATCAGAACTTTGATAAAGACTTTTAGGTTCGGCATTTAATAAATAAGATATAATAATCAAGGATAGAAGCATCCTTGGTGGAAGTTGAAAATATAAATATAACATAAAAGAATTCTTAAGGAGTCACATACATGGCATTTCTAGTAAGCCCAGGAGTACAGGTAAAAGAAACAGACCTTACTAATATTATACCGGCGGTAGCAACGTCGATTGGTGGTTTTGCAGGTCGTTTCGAATGGGGACCTGTTAATGAAGTCACATTAGTTTCATCAGAACAAAACTTAATTGAAAACTTTGGATACCCACGTAAAGGTACCAATGCAGGTTTTTGCAGAGACGATTGGTACGCAGCTGCCAACTTCTTAGGATATGCCAATGCAATTAAAATAGTAAGAGCAGCAGCAACTGGAGCCATAAACGCAAGTATGGGTGACTCTGACAATGCGGTAGATTCAGATGCTAATATTCAAAACGAAACAGATTTTTCATCAGATGTTGGTGGATTAACTTCTACAGTTTATGCTAGATTCCCTGGCAGTTTAGGTAATTCAATTGGAGTTGCCATTGTAGATAGTGCACTAGATTCTGATACATTTAACACAACTAACGTATTCGGTTCAGTCAAATTAAAAGATTACTTTGATGCAGTTCCTGGAACATCTCCATGGGCAGCAACTTATGACTCAGATTTAAGAGACGAAGTACACGTAATGGTGTATACTTTAAATGACTTACCAACAGGAACAACTCACGAAGTATTAGAAACATATCCTTTCCTATCAAAAGCTGCTAACAGTAAAGATGGAAACAATGCTAATAACTACTTTGTAAATAAGATTAACGAGCAATCTAAATGGGTTTACCTAGCAAATAACTTTGGAACAACTGCAACAGGTGCTGGAGGTGCTAACTACACACCAGGTGCTACAATAACAAGTGTTGCAAGAGGATCGTTTGCTACTATAAAAAGAAACTTTGATTCTGATTTACCATCAGATACTTCTGGTACACCAATCTATAATGCTATTCTTAAGAATGGTAATGATGGTTCAGCGGTTTCAGATGGCGCACTAATGGCATCATACGATAAATTACTAGATGCTGAAACAGAAGATGTAAACTTATTAATTACTGGTGAGCACTCAACAACTGTAGGTAAATATGTAATGGCTGGTGCTAAAGAAAGAAAAGATGCAATGGCATTTATGTCACCATCAGAATCGGTAGCAGTCACTAATCCTACAGCAGCTAAGATAACTAATTACTTCTCAGACTGGAATTCAAACTCATACGGAGTATTTGATTCAGGTTGGAAGCGTCAATATGATAGATATAATGATGAGTTCTTCAACATGCCACTTAACCCAGACACAGCTGGTGTATGTGCAAGAGCAGAATTCACAAATGATGCTTGGTTCTCACCTGCAGGATTAAACAGAGGATTCTACAGAGATGTGGTTAAATTACATTTCAACCCATCACAAGCTGAGAGAGATCAACTTTACAAATCAAGAGTAAATCCGGTAGTGACTTTCAAAGGTCAAGGAACATTACTATTTGGTGATAAGACTGCACTATCTAAACCTTCTGCATTTGATAGAATTAATGTACGAAGATTATTCATAGTGTTAGAAAAAGCAATTGCTACAGCAGCCAAATTCCAACTATTCGAATTCAATGATGACTTTACAAGAGCAAACTTTGTAGCCGCAGTAGAGCCATTCCTTGCAGATGTAAAATCACGAAGAGGTATGACAGACTTTAAAGTTGTGTGTGATGCTTCAAACAACACACCAGCGGTAATTGATGGAAACAGATTTGTAGCTGATGTGTATGTCAAACCTAACAGGTCAATTAACTTCATTACTCTTAACTTCATAGCAGTAAGAAGCGGAGTATCTTTTGAAGAGGTAGCAGGAGCATAAGAATATGGCAAGAATAGATGATTTTAAAGCAGCTTTAATTGGTGGTGGAGCAAGAGCTAACCAATTCAGAGTACTTCCACAATTTCCAGCTGGAGTCACAAACACTGATTCAACTGGCTTAGGATTAGTACAATTAGGATCCTTCATGATTAAAACTGCACAATTACCTGGTTCTGAATTAACTGAGATTATGGTTCCTTACAGAGGTAGAGAATTGTACTTACCAGGAGATAGAAAATTTCAACCTTGGACAATAACGGTTATCAATGACAATAACTTTGCTATCAGAAATGCAATGGAATCTTGGAGTAATAATATAAACACGCATGTCGGTAATACTTCTGCAGGCGGAATTGATGCTACTGATTTTGCTTCATTTGTTCAAGATTGGACTGTCGAGCAAATCGGCAAAGATGGTGAAGTAAATAAATCAATCACTTTGAGAGGTTGTTTTCCAACAACTATCGATCCAATTGACGTAAGCTTTGACACTGCTGATACAATATCAGAGTTCACAGCGACTATCAGATATCAATTCTGGACTTCGAACACTACTGACAACGTCGGTTAATAAATTTTGCGTTGGTATTAGTATAATATTAATACCCATTATAATATGATAATAAAGTGTTAGGAGCAGCATGGCTGAGAGAAAAGAAGATTTATTTGGCTTTGAATTAGTATCACCAGAAAAATCACCTAAATTACCTAGTCCCGTACCAAGTCCGTTAGACGACGGCACAGAACT